CTGCATATGCAGCTGCAGCTCTTCATCTGTTTGCGGTAACTCTTCTTTATTTGTTTTATAAATATCAATACCAAACTGATTAGCTATTTGATCATTAAAAGCTTTTGATCGCATATCAGATATAATAGCTTCTACATAATCAGTTCTTTCTTTTATAGATGCTGGATCTTGTGAGTATGCTTTTACATCATACGATCTATCAGCCATACCGTTTACAACTATATCAACAAACTTAGGTATAATAGGTACTGGTTTCCAGTCTAAATTTAAATATGATAAATCACCATTAATAGATAATTCATCTTTATATTTTTTAATAGACTGCTCACCCCTAGCATATAATCTCAGTGAGTGAAAAGACTCTCTAAAAGTAGTGTATCTATTGTAGTTTTGATTATTGCTAAACCACTCATGCTCAATAGCAGCACCAACTCTGGCGCCGTACTCAGCACTCATTTTTTCTTCGTCACTAACAGCTTGGCTAGGAAAAGAAGCTTTAATACCCTTTTTAATCATGTTTATATTATTTGTGATCTAACACCCTCGTTATTATATTTTTTAATACCAAGATTAATTGATTTTATTTTTCGTTCTTGAACTGGTTTATAAAGGTTTTTATTACAGGCCATAAGTGCTAAACCTGAGCTTATTGATGCATCAAACTTAGTTCTATTATTTATATCAAATTTAGCCCAGTCTTCTAAAGTTCTATTAAAAAACATATCTCCATAGCTATTGTCTAGCTGTCCTACATAATTTTCAATATAACTTTCTATAGCGGCAGCGTGTGCTTGCTTAATATCTTCACTAGAATTAGGTATACCACCTATTTCTTTTTCTGTAACTGATAGTTTATTCCAAATTTTATCAGGTCTATTCATAGAGTATCCTCTGTAGCCTCTTCGTTTTAAATAGTATAATAATCTAGGTTTATTGTTTTCACATAGTATAGGCATACCGTAAAAAACTAAAGCCATTAAAACATCTTCAAAAAACATTTCAGCTGTTTGTGGTCTAGCTACATATTCTAAAAAAACTCTATTAGGTGGCACATTTTCCATACTAAACTTAGTTATACCATGCAAAGCTCCGTTAGAACCAAGTCTATCAACAGTTCCTGATATATCGTAGCTGTCACAACCAAAAGCACCTATGTGTTCATTACCAGGATATTTAACACCATTTTTCGTTATTATTCTATTTTGCAAATTTATTTCAGGTATCCAGCTAATTTTAAACCTACCATTATTGTTTGGCATAAATTCCACTGTAGTATCTTTAACACCACTACGCCATTGAAAGCTACCTTGCGTTACAACTCCAGACATTTTAATTTCTTCGTTGTAATCTATTTGCTCGTATATTTTTGTTAAGTTAAACAAACTTTGTTTTGTTTCATCTCTAAAAGCGTGTTGCTCTGTTCTTGGAAACTGTCTATAAAATTCATTTAAACCGTCTTGATCAGACTTTAAACCTTCAACTTCGTTATTCCAATAACTTATAACTCCATTTTTAATTTCATCGTTATATGGTCCAACAACTTTTTCTCTTGGATCTTCGAAGACAGGTAATCCATAAGAATCAATGTATCCTTCGTAGTTCCATTCCATAGGTATGAACAAACTATATAATCCTGAGCGAGTCTGTCCATTGCGGTTTCTCTTGGTAACATCTGAATCATAATATAGTTTTTTAAAGTTATCTCCTCCTTTATCTAAAGCATTTGAAGTTGATCCCATCATACACTTACCAACTATTTTGCTACCTAATCTTAATGTCGTTTTTGTAACCCTCCAGTTGTTGAGGATGTTGTTTGGCCTTTCCCACTTACCGCTTTCGTCGTGGACAAGTAGTTTAAGTTTCTCACCGTCGTATGAGTTGTCGCCTGTGTTTTTCCAGTCAATCGTGGTGTCGAGACCTTGTAAGTCCGGCGCTGTTTCATTAGTGATGAGTTTACGCCTTGTGAGTTTACTTGCTGGTACACGGTAGGCAAGCTCGGTTTTAGGTCTGTCCATACCGTCTTGTATCGGTTTGAAAAAGAAAGGGTAATTAACCGATATGGGTACAACTTTATCAGTGAACATGGACTTTGCATCAGGCCCAGACTTGGATAATATACCATACCTACTGTCACTTGATATGGTTGCCAAATTAACCACTTCTCCTGACGCCATAAAAGAAAATCCAGATCTTCTGTTTTTAAGATAACACATCCCAAAGGATCGTGAATCTGCTTTGCAAGCTTCCCAGAAAATGAAGAATAATCTATTTGACTCTCGAAAGTTTGGTGCCCCAACATCAATCTTGGACCACTGCAAGTACATATAATGAGTACCAGTAATATAAGTAGGCTTGCTTTTGTTATAAAACCAAAAACCTTCTTCTCTACGAGTAAATTCATCATCGATATAATCATACCATTTTTCTTTAAACTCACTAGGATATTGTTCCCAATCAAATACTGTTTTAATTTTTTTAAGCTCAACAGGGTAATCAAATTTAGTCCACTTGTTTTCTTTAAACTTATGTACTGTTTTAATTTTTGGTAAAGCTATTTTTAAATTTTGTATTTCATATACTTCACCTATTTCACCTGTTTTACTAATAACTACAAAGTCATGCTCTTCGTTATAACCATACTGCCATTTTTTATATCTATTATTCCTAGATAAAACTTTTGGTTTAACGTAGTTGTCAAGTATTTTTATTAAACTTTGTTGATACATTACTTAGACCTTCCTTCTGCAAAACCTTTAAAAGTTTTTTCTTTACTTTCTTTTTTAGGTTTTTCGTTTAACATATCTTCTTCTTCTTGTATACGTTTAAGTATTTCAAACGCATCGAATATAGCTAGCTTTTTTGTAGCTGCAGCATTTTTTAATCTGTCTGCAGATATATCATCTTCTGAGTCTACAATAGGTTCTTTAGCAACTTTAATAAGTTCGTCCACAGCCACTTGCCCAGCTTGGATTATATTCAACTTCGTCTCCTTTGTATTCATATTTAATTGTAATATCATTAGTTTGCATACGATATAATCTATCATTTTCAATAATAAACTCATATTCGCTGCTTGGGCTAAACCCAACAAGGCTTCCCTCGCTTATTTTAAAAGCATCTAAGGAGCTATTACCATATTTTAATACCCCAATAAGTGGACGCTCTTTTTGATCTGTTACAAAATTAGTTTTATTTTCAATAGGTTTTACAAAACAAAACTCAAAAGGTGCTTTCCACTCGTTATTTCTTTTATATAAAAATATTTGATTGTGGTAACAAAAATATAAGTCTTCTTTAAAATATGAAGAACTATTTTTTTCTACACCTCTTACATTATAAAATCTTCTAAATACATTATGATGCACAATAACTTCGTCACCAACTTGTATTTCTGATTCACCTATTATAGGTACTGATTTAACAACACCTATTCTACTAACATACTTGTGATCGTCCATAGTTGTGTTGACTATAAGTTTTTTACCATCAACATCAACTTCGTTTTCGTATCTTTTATTTTTTGGTTGTACTATAAAATTAAATAAACTTTGCATTAATATTCTAAATTATACTCAATTGAAATAGCCATATTGGAATTAAATTTTTTCCAAGGTATGACTTCATTATCTTTTGTAATATATATATTATATGAATTATCTTTTTGATCAAATAATATATCAGAGATACAATGTCCTCCGTAAACCTGTTGGCCTACGGAGTAGTGCATTGCTTCGTTTTTATAGTCAGCTCCTATGCTTATTTTTCTAATTAACTTAGCCATAGGAATTATATTTATTTTTATTCTGCTACTTCTTCTTTTTCTTCTTTTTCTTCTTCTTTAACAACCTCGTAAGAACCGTCTTCTAAGTTGATATTAACTTTTCCGTACTTTTCTTCTAAGCCATCAGCAGTTTCTTTTGTTTTTTCTAGTACATTACTTAAAGCATGTAGCAGTTTATGTTTTTCTGCTTCAATTGATCCAATGTCAGATATTAATTGACTTCTAACTTGTACTTGAGCTTGAATTTGTTTTAGCTCTTCTTCTGTAATTTTTAATTCTTTTTCACTCATAATTTTAATTTAATTTAATTTTTATTTCTAATTGTTTGAAATTTTTCAGCACCACGTGAGCCAAAATAAGCTACGTATACTGTTACTAGCAATGTTTGTAATAAATCAACCCAGCCAGGTGAAACACTAAAGCTCCACTCAAAGC